AAAAGATGTAAAATGAAATCAATAAACGCTTTTAGTTTTGGCTTATCTACTTTGGGTAAGTCTACGTCAACTAGGTCAACTTCTTTAAAATTTATCAATAAATCAAAGACCTCTTGGAAATCTTTTTTCTCTGCTTGGTATATATGAACGCTACTCATACCCGACCCCATTTAATGTCGCTTACAGTCAAAGCGGAAAATTCCATGCCTTTGTCGGAAGAAAAAAACCTTTTTTGTGAAGTATCTGACGTTGTTCTACCACTTTGTTTAGAAAAGTTACCCCAATGTGACGTAACAGTAAGGTTTATGCTTGCTGATTTTGTAGTATCCGTAATCTTATATTCGTCTATTGTACCATAAAATAACAGGAATGGGTCAGCTATTAATGCAAGGTTTGCATCTAAAAACCCTCTATAAACAAATACATTGTCGTTAATGATGTTTTCGTTAAGTGCTATGGATATATATGTTTGGTCTACACCAGAAAGATTAACGATAAGACTATTTTTAGAAGGTGCGTTTGTTTCGCTTACCCCTGTTATTCCTCTAAAATGTCCGTTTGCTTGGTACGTTCTTGAACTTCCAGAAACACTTGATGTTATGTCAAAGCTTGCATTTGTTAGATATACTGGAGTTCCGAAACCTAATTCTAATAAAATAACTGGTTCAATATTTCCTGTGGCTAGTTCTGTTTTTACCGCACTTGTTAAACCTCTAGCCATTTATAAACTCTCTATTACATCGAACTCATAATTAAATAATAAGTTTCCATTCTTGTCGTTTTGCCCTGTTGCGAACTCTTGAACGTCACTCGTTAGGTGGACTGTAAAAGGTACTGAATCATAGGTGACCGCACTATTATCCGCTAGTGCTTCTCTAAGGGGTGGTTCTATTGTGACTGTTGACGCATTACTGGATGACGTTGCATCTTCAACCACCATATAGACCTTATCGTGAGCAAACTTGATAAAATCACCCGCTTTAAGTCTACCCGCACCATCACCCGCAAACCCATCTATAGCTATCGTTGTGTCAGCAACCGCATGAACACCATTAACCAATAAAGTGCCTGTTTCGTTGCCCTGTGCGTTTAGATAGCTTGGGAAGGTTACTGTAAAATTATCTTTTCTGTTTCTCTGCTTCATAATAAAAGCCATCACAGGTGCAAAGTCTGCTCTAGTAAGGGGAGGATATGAAAGAGTAAAACTAAAGCGTTGACCTTGCACTTGTCTTCTAAATGTCTTCCCGCTATCCGTTTCACTAAACAAAGTCTTTTGATTGCTCTTGATATTGATAGCTGTAAAATCTGTTTTTGGTAATGCTCCACTCATACGACTGCCATCTTACCCTTTTCATTCATAGCACTATTAATAAGGTTTACGATTACACCCCGACTATTTACCAATAATTCGTTGAAACCCCTAGCGTCTACAGTATTGATGTTGAAGTTTACTGTGACTTGTTTACCCATTCCTAGCTTGTCATTTGGTACGACTGTTCCCGCTTGGTCTGGTACAAAGAGTTCTGCACCTTTTTCCCCAACAATGCTTGGTTGTCCGACTGGCGGTCTACCACCCCTTTCAAATCCTTTTATTTTATTTATGATACCCGCACCAAACGCTAATGCACCGCCTACAGCGACTATATTGAATGGGAAGGGTATAGAAGCAAAGGTCTTCATAGCACCCTCATATAAGCTTATAAATGCTTTTTTGATAGCATCTGCCTTGAACATTGCTAAACCTTTTTTAAATGCCATCTGGATTGCTTCTCCAATAAGCATTTCAACAGTTTTTCTTACAATAAAAGTAGCTAAATCTTGAAAGCTAAGTTTGCCTGTCATTACAAAGTCTGTAAGTGATTGTTTTAATCCCTCAAATGCCGATGCACCAATATCCTGTATTTCTTTGAACATTTCTTTTTGTGTTGAGAAAGCATCTGTAAAACCTTTTTTCAAGTTTTCATAAAACCCTGTTAGTTCTTTAACAGCGTCACCTTGTTTTTTTGTTGCATCTGTGACGTTGCCTAACCCAACTTCAACAGTTTCCAAAGGAACATTCATGTAGGCTTTATCTAAATCAAATAACACTTTTTCTAATTCTCTTAATTCTTTTGTCGCTTCAAATGTTTTATCTGATTCAAAAGGGTTTGTTATTTTATCAAAACTATTATCAAAATCCCTTATCCGCTCTCTGAGTTCATCTCTTAATTTTTCGTAAGAATCACGAACCGCATCAAACCCATCCGCACCATTATCCGTAAATGTTGCCAGTTGTGATGTTAAAGCTTCCACATCTGATTTAAAGTCTTCTAAGGTTTTGTCTTTTTGAAATACTTTGAATAATTTTTCTAATTTCCCTGTGGCTTCTAAAGCACCAACACCTAACGCAAGAATAGCAACTAAACCCGTTCCTTTTGAAATTCGGTTGAGTTTCAGCATACCGACCCCCGCAAGGCTTAAAGAACGAGCCAAGCCTAAAAACGCACTTGATATTTTTGCAACAACAAGAGCCATTCCTAATGCCTTAAAAATTTTAAAATTATCAGATATGAATTCAACGCCCTTACCCGCAAGAATAACCGCATCTGACAATCCTTTACCAACTGCCCTAGCTATCTTATCTATAGTTGCTTGATTAGCTTCTAAGGCTTTATCTAACTCACCGAATTCCTGTTTTAGTCCTTTTAAAAATTCGTCTGCTACAGTTTTTTGGAAGTTAAAAATTTTATCGCCTATCATTGAAAGCGTTCCTGTGAAAGTCTGTGCTAAATCATCTGTTGCACCCGCAAACCTTCCACCTTTTCCAAACACTCTTTCAAATGCTTCGGCTGTTTCTTCCGCTGTTACTGTTGCACCCGCCTTGAACCCTAGTAAATCTCTTACACCTCTTTCCCTAAAAATATCGGCACTAGCTACACCCGCTGAGAATGAACGCTGTATTTGTTCGGCTGTTGTTTGGAAATCAAGACCAGTAACACTAGCAACATTGCCTGTTATTTCTAATATCTTTGCTAATTCTTTTGAATCTTTTGCAACAACAGCTAGGTTTCCCGCTCCCGCTTGTATTTGCTCTAGGCTGAAAGGTACTTTAGATGCGAACTTCGACATAACATCAAAAGCTTTTGCACCTTCTTCTACACTACCAAATAAGAATTTTAGTCTTATTTGAAGGGATTCAACTTGTCTACCAACATCAACAAACGACTTTATCGCAACACCCGCACCTATACCCACAAGAGCATTTCTTAAATTGAACACCGATTGTTTTAGTTTATCGACCCCTGTTGTGGCTGACCTCATAGCTTGGCGGGTCTTATCCTTCGCTATAATGTCTATATTTACGTTTTTTGTTGCCACTTATCTACTTGCCTTTGCTAGTCGTTCTTGTCGTTCTCGTTCCTCATGTTGGATTTGAAAGTAAGCAATCCACATATTAAATTCCTCAACTGACATTTGCAAGATTTCGGAAACTGTTTTGTGAAGCTTTTCGGCTAAACCAAAGATATTATGTAACTCTGCATCATTCTTTAGTTTTTTTTATAATCCTCAATATCTTCATTACCAGTACCCATTATCTTTGTGGCAACGTCTGCAATTACATTTGTGTCAGCTTTTGTTTTGAAAGCATATTAAAAGGCTTGGTATGAATAGCTTTATCGCCTGTCAAACCCCACTCTGGAACTTCAATAATCTGTGTGTCTAGCTGACTAAAATGGTCACGAATACCATCAAAGTAGTCAATCTTTTCATCTGCCATTTACTTATACTGTGCCTATGGTAAGACCGCCATTCCCTTGACCAGATACAGTTCTAGTTGTTACACCATCCAATGTAACGCCTACTGACATTCCAGTAACAATTCCAGTTCCACTAAACTTTCTATCTCCAGACTCGTTACCTTCTGGCAAGAAAGCAAAAGTTAGTTCTGCTCCTTGTACTAAAGATGTTTGACCAGAATCGGTTTCATCAAAGTTCATATCAATAGTGAAAGTATAAGTACCCCTACCAACCAAATATGATTTCATTGAATTACCAAGTGCTGTATCTTCCACAACGTCATGGGTAGTATCAACTGTGAACCCTGTGGCATTACCTAATGTAGTACCCCCAATAGTTACAACCCCTTCTTTTCCGTGATGTGTAGCCATTTATTTACTCCTTTTCTTCTTTAGGTTTTTCGACTTTTTTAGAAACCGCCTTTTCATCATGCACCTTATAGCCATTTTTTTCAAAATGTTCTACATGGTCTTCAACGCATTTTATAATACTTTCGCCTTTTTTCATAGTTACATTTTTAGCCATTATGCACTCCCTCTAGTAAATTCATATAGTACCCTTGCTGTTATTCGTACACCACCATAAGGATATATTGTACCCTCGTCTGTAGATGCTTCGATAATCTGAGTATCAATAGCATTACCATTTCTAGTTATATCATTATCTAAAGTTTCTTCAACAACTTCTATAATTTGGTTTCTTACTGTGTCTATATTTGTGTCTGTACCCTTGCCAAAATTCTCT